CAAGCAAAAGAGGCGATTGAGAAAAACAATCTATTCTTTATTGAAGATGTTGTTGCTTTTATTCCGTGCTCACGTTCTACTTTTTACGATTATTTTCCCGATGGTTCGGACGAATTGGACACCTTAAGGGAAATGCTTGAGCAAAACAAAATCAAAACAAAATCGAGTATCAGAGCAAAGTTGTATAAATCTGAAAAGGCAGCGGAGTTACTCGCATTGTACAGATTGATATGCACACCCGAAGAACATCGCTTGTTAAATCAACAGTACATCGAGCAAAAACAAGAACATTCAGTTTCCGCCCCAATCACAGTGCAAATTGACGGCAAAAATATCGAATTGAAATAAGAAAAGTCATTTTTGGTTATAGATTGACAATACTCGTTCGACTAAAACAAAATAAATTGTAAGCAAAAACACTAAAATAGATTACAATATGACATTTGACCCAAACCCGTTATTTTATTGGATGCTAAAAAAATATGCGGAATGGGATAGTAATGATAAGTTAGTGATATGTAATGAAGGCGGAAGTCGTTCAGGTAAGACGTGGGACACATTTCATTTGTTAGTTTATATTTGTTGGCACACAGAAACACCTTTGTCTATATACGTGCTACGAAACACTCTAACTGAATGTAGAGACAAGACGTTTGACGACTTTTTGAAGTTTGCTCGAATAGTTGGAATATATGATAATAACGCATACGTAACAAGCCCGAAGCCAAATTACAAAATAGGCAATCACATAATCAAGTTCAGAGGATTGGATGATGAAAAAGATACAGAGGGGTTTCCGTCTGATATTACTTTCTTGAATGAAGCGTTAGAGCTTCCAACTGAATCAAAGATAACGGGTATATTCATGAGATGTACTAGACTATTCATTGCGGATTGGAATCCTAAATTCACAGCACATTGGATATTCAAGTGGGAGAAGCGAGACAATGTATTTTTTACAAGAACAACGTACTTCAATAACAAACACTGTCCAGAAGCTGTTGTAAAAGAACTTAAAGGATATGAGCCAACAAAACAAAACATAGAACAAGGTACAGCGAATGAGTATAGATACAAGGTGTACACTCTAGGGCAACGTGGAAGCATGGACGGTCTTGTATTTCCCGATGTTATTTGGGTTGATTCTCTCGATTACGAAACAGACAAAATAATGTACGGTCTTGACTTCGGAAACACTACGGGTACATTTGCATTTGCAGAAGTGTACACGAACGGGAATAACTTGTATGCAGATTGCCCAATTTATAGCAAGTTCGCAACGAAAGAAGATATAGTTACCGACAAAAATTCAGGGCTTCTTAATTTCTATGAGGTTTTTAAATCTTACTTGAAAGAGAAAGAACTAGAAAAAACTGAAATGTTTATCATATCCGATTCGGCAAATCCCGACTTTATAACAAATCTAAATATATGGTCTGATAGAGACGGGTATAATTGCAAATTTCTGCCTGTTAAAAAATACTCTGGATGTGTTACGGCGCGAATAGACAAAATGAATCGGTACAAAATGCACCTTGTGAAAAGAGACTGGGTAATTGAAGAGCAAGAGAACTACTCATACCTTGAAATAAACGGCATAAAAACCAATCAACCGAAGAAAGGAAACGACCATTTCTTTGATGCTTTAGGGTATGCTTTTCAATATTACTAACAAATTATCACTTTTATTTGCTTTTTACTTACAGATTGTTATATATTTGTGAAAATTATTGATTAATGAGCGTTCTAAATAGAATAACAAGATTTTTTGGCAAAGACGCAACAATGGAAGTTTACGACTCGCAAACTTTCGGAAATGTTGAGAACGCATTAAAATTGACAGACGAAAATTGTTTCGATTTGGCAATTACGATACCTGAATTGTTTTTCCCTGTAGATTTTTTTGCGGATAGAATATCAAAACTCAACTATTCAATAGTTGACAACAACGGTAAGGTGTTAGATAATTATACAAAAAGATTAAAGAATCTAAACCCTTTGTATTCGTTCAGAGATTTAGTGTACAAGTATGTTTTTTCATTATATGGCTATGGAAATGCAATTACATACATTCACACTTCTGATTCGTTTGCAAGAAACACATTTGATTCTATAACTAGACTCGATGTATTAACACCCTCTTTAACTGAAATAAAAGAATTTAACACGATTAATGAGCTTTTTATTTCTGATTTGAACGAAGCGATACAAGAAGTAAGGTATTACAACAACGCACAAAGATATAAGGTTATTAAAAAAGAAAACGTAAACGTGTGCGGAATTGGTTATAAAAAGCAAGTAGATTCTCTTATATTAGACAAATCAATATTATTTACAGCAGAAAAAGCTATAAATATACTTATTTCTGTTTATTCGGCACGATTAAACATTTATAAGAATAACGGAATGGCTGGTATTCTTACAAAAAAAACAGTTCCAGCAAGTTCAGATATCGCAAACATAGGAATTAATGGAAATAATCGAGAGAGTATAGTTAAAGATATAAATTCGAAATATGGAATAGTTGGGCGGAAAAACTTATGGGGAATTTCTGGCGTGCCTGTAGAATTTATAAACACACTCGCTTCTATTCGTGAATTAATGCCACTTGAAGAAACTCTCGAATTGTCGATAAAAATAGCGAGTATATTCCAAATACCGCCACAACTAGTGCCAAGAAAAGATAATAGCACATTTGATAATCAAGCGAGTGCAGAGCGTGGAGTATGGTCTAATGCTTTAATACCAGCACTTCAAACGGTAGAGGATAATTTAACGAGTATTCTTAAATTACCAATTGGAACAAAATTAAAAGGTGATTTGAGCAATGTAGAAGCGTTGCAAGAAAATGAATCAGAAAAGGAAGATTTTGTAACAAAAAAACTGGCAAATCTCGAAAAACTGAAAGCATTAAGTCCAGAATCGAAAGAAATTGAAATCGAAATACAGAAAATCATAAAAGATTATGGAACAAAATAAAGAAGAACGTAGAATATTGCGCGCTATATTAGAGCCTTCGAATAGCGAAGAGTATGATTTTACAGCAGTAGCTACACCAACAAACAACGGTCAAGTAAGATACTCGCACATGAATGATGAGTATTTCGTTCAAGTATTGCGAACATCCGAGCAGTCAATAAAAGTTGATAGATTAAAAAGTGGATTGCCTGTTTTTGACAATCACGAGTGGGAAAAATCAGCAAGCAAGATACTTGGTATATCTGTAGGTTACGATTTTACCGAAAGAGGTTTGGAAATAAAAGTAAAACTAGGAGCAAGAGCGGACGAAGCACTTCGTAACGATATTAAAAATAGGATTATCAAAACCATGTCTATTGAAGGGGATGTTTTGTCTTACGAAATTAAACGAGAGCAAGGTAAATTACCCGTTTACGAAGCAGAATTATGGGAGCCAACTTCCGTAAGTTTCGCACCAGTTCCTCAAGATATTGACGCACAAATAGAAGTGAAGAGAGGAATCGAAAAACAATTACAAGTAAATCAAACAAGTAAATCACAAATAAGTAAATTAATTAGCAAATTTAAAAAGTAGAAAAATGAAAAAAACAGAATTTTTAGAGATTTGCCGTGCGAAAATAGGAAAGGATTTAACTCAAGAAGAGACTTCGTTCCTAGAAACAATCGGCGAAGGTATCGAGCGAGCAATGTCGGGGGATGCTGAAGTAAGAAAAGCCGAAATCGAAAGAGCAATGACGGAAGTTGTCGGTAAATTCGAAGACGGTAAAAGTGTTGCTGACGTTTTGCGTGGGCTTTCGCTTAAAATTGAATCTATTGAAGAGAAAAGCAAAGGCTCTTTAACAGAAAATGACAAGTATTGTTTGCGCAAAAAACTTGAAGAGAAAAAAGAAGAAATACAACGCGCAATGAAAGGAGACACAAGCTTTTCTATTGAGTTTCACGCAAAACGTGCTGCGGCATTAATGACGACAGCTAATTTCATGACGGGAACAGGTCAAGTTTCTGAAAATCGGATTGACGACACAGAAGTTGCCGTAATTCAGTATCCCAAGAATTTTATTCTTGATGCTATTTCTTCTCGCCAAGTTTCAAAAGTACCTGCTGCTATTGTTCAAAACGAGCAAACATCTTTAGAAGGTGACGCTACTGTAGTTCCTGAGGGTACAGTTAAACCTTTAATGCAATATGTTTGGGAGAAAAAAACATATACTCGCGACAAATACGCTGGACGTATCGAATATTCAGAAGAGTTGGAAATGGATTACGAACAATTATTACTTAAAGTAATTGGAATGTTTGAAGAACAAGTTATTCGCGTATGGAATGATGCTATTTTAACTAAAGTTATTAATTATGCGGCACCTTACGTTTCGACAGATCTCGAAGGAACAATGACAAAACCTGATAATTTTGCAGTAATTGGCGCGATGATTCTTCATGTCTCAAATGCTGATTACGATGCTGATATTATCGCAATGAATCCAGCCGACGTCTGGGCAATGAGACTTGAACAAAATGCAAACGGAGATTACAAAATCAATCCACTTGCTGGAAATGGTTTTGAAGGATTGCAGCCGTTTATTTCAACGAAAGTGCCAGTTGGTAATATTTTGATTGGAACGAAACGAACAATAAAAGAGCAACATGGAGCATTCATTATTCGAAAAGGTACTTACGGAGACCAATTAATCGAAAATGAATCAACTATTATCGGCGAGGTCTTCTCAATTTTTCAATCTCCGACAGTTTCTAAATTGTCATGGTGCTACGGAAATATTGCAACAATTAAAGACGCTTTAACAGCGGAGTAATTAACAATTAAAATTTAAGTCATGAAAAATATAAAATTAGACGACAAAATTTGGATAAAAAGCGCAAGCGGAAAATATGGCGCAACGCAAGTACACAGAATTCTTGGCGAAAAACTGATTGCACAAAAAAAAGCAGTCGCATGTGATGAGCCGAAAAAACAAGCAAAAAAATGAAAAAGTTAGTATTTTTAATGTTTGTCATAGGAGTTATTCGTAGATATAATTAAAAACAATGGGCGGTGTAGTGCCGCCCTTATTTTGTAAAACATGAGCATTGTAACAACATCCGATTTTGTTTATCCTTATTTTCTTGATACG